CTTATTCGCATTATCAGACATGTCAATAACAGCCTGATTGGCGGCTTCTCCTGCCTTCTTGGTGTCTCCGCCGAGTGACTGCAGGAGGGAAGCAGAAAAACTCGTTACTGTCTCCATATAGTCATTGGCTGACAAGCCTGCTGTCTTGTAGGCTTCATTGGCGTACTGGATGACTTGATCGGCATTGTCCTTAAACAGTGTTTCAATACCGCCAATGCTCTGCTGCAATGCCGCACCTTCCGAGATAGATGATGCAATCACCTTGCCGATGCCTGCAGCCGCTATCACGCCAGTAAGCGAAGACACAAGCGACTTGCCAAGACTTGCGCCGGAAGAAGTGCCTGCAGCGACAGACTCGCCATTTAACGCTTTTGAAATGGACCCTGATATTCCTCTAGCCGATGGCACAATCTGGACATACGCTTTGCCTAGTTCGGCCATATGTTCATTCCTCCTTTATTTTTGAGAGGATTTTTCTTCTTGCTTCTTCAAATTCCTTGCCGGATTCAAACGATACAACATCATCACGTTCCTTTTTCCTATTAAGAAGTTTCTCAAGAATCGAAGGCGGCCTGTTGATGTTTCTCTGTGCATCTGTTGTTTTTGACCAGAAGAGCAATGACACTATGTCGTACATGCCCGCAATCATCAGATCACGGAAAGCAACCTTAGAGCCGTTCATCTTCGAGATGATTCTTGAATCGCTCCGCAAGCCTGCAGACAATGTTGCCAGCTTCCGCACGGGAATGCGGTCGAGGTCTATGATTCCATAGGTTTCAGCCATGTCGCACTCCCATGCAGTCTGATCGTATGCCATCATCCCGGCAAGGATTAGGAGTTTTTTACGTGTTCATCCTGATTCTTTGCGATCTCAATGATCTCGTTCAACTCCGGGAAAAGAACATCTATCGGAATCCTTCCGCCGTATGTGGAAGCGATATGCTGATAGAAGCGTTCTTCTTCATTTTCATCCGAAAAAACAATGGAGATGATCTGCTCGGCTCCTTCAATGGCCTTGTCTTCATCTCCACTGCGCACTTTCCTGTATGCCTTCATAAATCGGAAATCTCTGTCGATCCCTTCGGCTACAGTAAATTCAAACCCACTTGATGTTTTACCCTTAATCATTTGTGCCCTCCTCTATCGCTTATGCGCTCTTGTAATACTCGTGGTGAGAATCGCCGCCTGCATCAGGTCTTGCCGCAACGGTAACCTGGTAACCAACAGCACTGTTGTCAGCAAAGGTCACCTCTGCGATCTCGATGATTTTGCCGTCCGGGATTACGAATCTGGACAGAACGCCGCCGGTGAGAATCTGGTCAATGACCCAGATATGGTTTTCCAGTTCCTTAGAATTAGCCTTTACGTGCAGGCCGGTTGTGAGGTCGCCTTCTACGTTGTCCTCGCCACGAACCGCTTTGAGCACGTTCGTATTCAGCATCTCGATCATGGTAAAAGTGTAATGATCGGTATACTCGGTCTGCATGTTAAGGACCTCATCGCCACCCCATGCCTTAACAGACTCATTGGTGCGAGTGTTTGCATTCGTAACACCTGCATCAGAGATATATCCGACATCGTTAAAGCCTGCCGGAAGTGTTGCGTCAGCGGATGTCGGTGCTGTGAGAGTCATTGCTCCCCAGTAAACCGCTCCGCCTACTCTGGGTTTACCTGCAGAAACATTTGCTACAGTTGCCATGTTTATGCCTCCTAGTAGTATGTGATTTCAAAAAGTGCTCCATATTTGTACTCATGGAGCGCAGTGTCAGTATCGTTATAATGGGAGTTAAGACGGACGGAAGCGACCTCGTCATGGATGACAAGATTCTCCATCAGAGCAATTACCTGCTCGCACAGTTCGGCAGCTTCAATGACTGAAGGACCGTAACAATCAGCAACAAACATGCCCTGTTTGATGTGGTCCTCAATCGAGCCTGCTGTGCGCTCTACCACAACAAAAGACTTTGGGCGTCTGTTAGGAATAAGAGAATGAGCCTCAACGCCATCAAGTCCATTATTTAGATGGTCAATAATCAATCTCTCAATCATTACTTCACGCTCCCCAGTGCCTTTTGCAGTGTCTTGTGCTTTCTGTTGGAGTAGTATGCTTTTGCGGTCGCTGGATGTACCTTTGATGTAGCACGGCTCCTGCCAACTGCATTTACAACTTCGTAGCCGTCTCCACAGATTTCAGCAATCCGACTTCCGTAATCTCCAACAATGCTCTGCATCTCTCCTGATTGCAGGAGTTCTCTAACCCCTGCCGCATTCAGTTCAAAACGGAAGTTACTCATATCGTGCCACCTTGACTTTCCTGTTCCATGAAAGCGGAACATTGTCTTCGATGTATTCACGAGTGAAGCCAAATGCAATCCAGTCTTCACCAAAGAATGAGACTCTGCAATTCTCCCACTCATGAGCATCGCCCTTTGGCAGGCACAATTCGTATACTGCCTTTTTGCCTTCCAGTGTGATACTGTTTACAATCTCTGTCGAATCGACAGGCGTAACCAGTACGTTCTTCACCTCGACAGGTGTTTCCGTATAAACCGCATCATTTAGGTCGTCCACACCGCTCTGTGTCCGCTCATATAAAATAACGGTGATGCCTTTAATCATTAAAAGACACCACCTTCTCTTCGAGTGGACTGTATGAGCCAATCTTATTCCCAACACCAAGCAGTTTCTTTTCAAGCCTTCCAAGATACAGCTCGCCGGTTGTACCACCGCTGCCAATTGTCCAACTCTGTGAGTAACCGCCTGCGGAAACAGATCCTTGTGATGTACCAAGTGGGAACGACTGCGATCCGTCTGCTTCTCCCAATGCTCTGCGAACCATACGACAGGAAACAACCTTTTTCACATCGTCCGCAGCGTTAATGTTATAGGCGTCAATGATGACTGCCGCTTCCTCCAGTAATGCGTTACAGGTTTCCTCTTCTTCTGTTGTCAGATCACGGAAGCCTGCTTCCACATCGCTAACTGTTGCGTATTTTGCCATCTGTTACACCTCATTTCTTAGTAGATCGTGTTCGCCTCTTCGGTTTCTCCTCTGTAGGCTCTGCGGACGGTTTAGCGGCCAGTTTGTGACCAGCCGCCTTATATTCGTCCACACGGCTCTCATGAACCCACATATGAGTGCCGAACTCTTTGTGGATAAATTCAACCATTAGTTAGTGAGCAGGTTGAAGCAGTCAGTGTCAGCACGGAAGCCAACTTCGATTTCCGCAAGAACACCAACCATGTTCTGCTGCCACAGGTTGATCGTTGTCTGGCCGCTAACAACGGAAGCCTGATCGGATACGGAGATCTGTACGCCCTCAACGGTGCCAAATACAGCCTTGCTCCAATCGCCGGCAATACCAACGAGGCTAGGAGTGCCAGCCTTGTAAAGTGCCTTGTTGAAGTAGGTCGGTACGCCAAGTACACGGTCAACAACGCCCTCGGTAGCGGATGCCAGGAAGAGCGGTCTGTTCTGTCCGTCAACTGCAGAAAGCAGAAGGCCACGACCCTGTGCGCCCATTGCTACGCCGTTCATAACGCCACCATGTGCAGCGATGTCACCATCTGCAGCTACAAGGCCGAGATATGTGCCGTTGTTGGCGTTTGCGATGCTCTGTGCTGTGCAGTTCGCAAAAGTATCGAAATACTGACCGGGAGCCTGAGTGCCACCGATTACGGTCTTGTCGAATACTGCAGCAAGGGCAGCAGGCAGACGCTGGATCAGTGCATCATAAAGAACCTTTGCGTCTCTTGCAAATTCTTTGGAGAATGTCTCGATGACTGCGATCTTGTAAGCAGCCATCAGCTTGGTTGTTGCTTCCGGATTGGATACAGGCTTTGCTGCGGTCTCTGCTACCCATTCAGCGGTGGGGTCGCCAGTGATTACCGGGATGGTAAGTCCTCTTCCGGGGAGTGTTACTCTGCGAGCAAGTCTCATGATCGCAGACTCCTGCTGTGTCTTCTGGATAATTTCATTGGAAATGTCGCTAGGCAGTGCCATGTTGTTAGATGTTCTGTTAATATCAGCCATGATGTTAACTCCTTTACTGTTTTTTTAGTGATGTCTCGAACCAGTTCGCAAACTGTTCTCTTGTGCTACCTGATGCCGTTTTTCTGACTTCCCCTGCGTCTCTCACTCTGGGATAGCCGTGATCCATGTAAGGTTTCAGCTTTTCAGCCTGTGCCTTGCATATCTCTTCCGTATCACCGTTAATGAGTTCAACGGGAACTCCAGTCTCTGCCGACACCTTAGTTCTAATCTGCCGAACTTCCTCTGCATGCTTGTAGGAATCAAGTTCCTTCTGCAGGGCCTCTGCTCGTTCTGTAGCCTTCTGAAGTTCTGACTTTGATGCCTCTTCTGATGCATCGAATTTCTCTGCTTTCTGTTTGAGTTCTTCATAATCTGCATACTTCAGACGCTCTCTTTTGAGGCGGTCGCCAATGATGGCGTCCATCTCTGCCTGAGTAAAGGTTTTCGGCTCTTCCGGCTGTGTTGCCGTATTCTGTTCCTGATTTACAGTTTCATTCATTGTTAAAACCTCCATAAGAGTAAAAGTCCGTGATAGCCTCACGTTGGCATTAAAAAAGCACCCTGTTAGGATGCTGATTCAATCTCTTTTCGTTTTGCATACGCTGCACGCTTCTGGGCGTTAATCATGTCTTTGTTCTTGGCATAATCTTCACGCCGCATCGTATTCAGCGCATATTGCCACTTGTGCCCGTCTTTTGCATCTTCATACTCTTCCAAGTACTTATCTGGGTCATAAATACTGGAATACTCCTCGCCGCCCCTATGGCTTATTGCATAAGTGCAGTCACAATTTGCATGGATATGATCTGCATGACCATTCCGCATTGCCTTCTTTGAAGCCTTCTGCCAACCGTTGGAAGCAAGCATACGGCAGAACGCACAGGTGTCTCCCATCGGAATCCACGCCCACATTGCGCCGTCTCTGATGGCGTTATTCATTGTCGTGTCAACACCAGTACGCTTTACCAACCTAGAGGAAGCCTGTGCGACAACGTCTGGGTTCATTGTTTTCAGAGTGCCATTGGTTGCAATCGCCACCTCTTTGTACTCTGGTATCGGTGCAGGCTCTGCAGGCGGTACGCTAACACCTGACGCTTCTGAGATGGCATCATACATCTGACAAGCCAATTCCGCAGACGCTTCGCTGTATGTCGCAGTAATGTCATACACCCAGTTGATTATCTCCTGCCGTGCCGCAGGTGATAGATTTTTAAGGTCATACCTTTCGAGAACCTTCCGTACTCTATCGGCTGCAGCATCATTCACCTGTCGGAGCGAATTTATGTACTTCTCCCAAGCGGTACCGGTAATTGTCATTCAGATGCACCTGCAATTCCTTCGATTCCCATTTCATCGAGAACCATCGCACCTCTCACTCTCTGCTCCTGCGCCTTAATCCTGCGAATATCCGCCTGGTCGAATCCAATCATCTCCAGGAATGTATCAGTATTCGCAAAGCCCTGTCTTGCAGAGGCAATCTTGAGTGCGGCATCCGCCGTCACACTCACAGACGGCATTGCAGGGTTCTTGAAGTGTGCAATAACGTCTCTCTCATCCTCTGTGAGGTCTTCCACTCTGACATTCCGCACTATCGCCTGCGCCATAAGTGCGATATTTCGGAGCGCATCGCCATTGCCTGCGTTTAGCTGTTCCGCCATGAGTACAAGTGTCTGAGACTGTGCCAGTATCGCATCGGAACTTGT